CCGTTCGGGCTCGTCACGCGTGCCGTGTCTGGCAGAGGGCCGTGCTCAGCCTCCATCTCAGCCAGCCAGTCGAAGCCATTCGCGCCGCCCGGCTTGTTGTCGATGTCCAGCGCGAAGAAGCCCGTCTTTTCGCCCGTCGGCAGGCCAACGGCGGCATCCGGCCAATCCGACCACCATCTTTCAATGATGCGCGGAAAGCGGGTTGCGCCTTTGAATCCGTTCGGGGTTAAAGGTGTCTTTTCGCCAAGTGTAATGATCTCGCCGGTGGCTTGGTCGATGTTCTCCTCGGCGTGCGACCGGCATGGGAATACGGGCCAGCCTTGGCCGACGTAGTGTTGCGCTAGTTCAAGCGGCGTTTGCATTTTCATAAAAAACCTCGTTGACATATAGGGCCAATGGTCCTAATTATAAGTCACCAACACCACTGAGGAGACCAACATGAACCCGGAAATCGCGAACCTTATTGCTGCCCGTCTTGCTGCACCTAAAAAGTTTGAAGTCGTGACGCTTTTCGCCGATGGCACGAGTCGCAGCTACAAAACTGAAACCCGTGGTCAGGCTGAAAACTATGCCGTCGGAGAGAGGCGAAAGGTCCGTCGCACGTTGATTAATCGAGATACTGGTGCAACAGTCGTCGTCACCGATGTCTATGTTGCGGCTCTTTGATGAATCCTGATGAACTTGAGAGGCGATCCACCGCCCTATTTGGCAAAAACTGGCAAACAGCGTTCGCGCGTCACTCCGGTGTCGATGCGCGAACTGTTCGCCGGTGGAAGGCCGGAGACCGTGACATACCTGCATGGGTCAACGCTTTGCTTCATGCATGGGAGACCTTGCGACTGCTGGGCAAGGATTGGTGATTGTCGTTGGCTGCCGATGGCACACAACGCAGATGCGGCGCATTCGCTAAATATACGGCGCGCGAAAAACCGACAGGGAATGCGCTTCTGAAATTCGCACGATCTTCTCCCGGTGGTGCTGCATGGATTCGATTGTCAGGCTTGCCGAGAGAAAGGTCTGGGCATTTTGGCGGCATACGGAATCCCCCACCTACCCGCAGACATGTCTTCTTCGTGTAATTGTCGTCGGCGCACAGCTGCGTGTACTCATGTGGGTGAAAGGTGTGATGCGCCGGCCCGAAAATGCTGGTGAAAACACTGACAGGGTTCTCCCACATCCACGGCGCACCAGACAGCAAGCCGGTCATACGGCACTGCTCAGCGACGATCGCAGCCTTTGCCTGAAAGTACGGATCCGCAAGTCGCTTTGCTTCGAACCATCGCGCGCCGCTCACTGCGACGTCAGTGCAGGGAGGGAATCCAGCCACGAATACCACGCGACCGGACCTGATCAACTCACCCAGCAGATCGGCGCTTTCGACGATTGTGCCGGCGAAGCGAGTGACGCCGCGGCTCGATGAAGTTTCGCCGTGCTGAGGGTCGACCATTACAACCTCATAGCCGCCCTCGATCCAGGGCGTAGCCATTGCGTCGGTCAGGTTACAGAGGAGGATGACAATTCCTCTGGTGTTATCATTTGCATGCTGCATCTTGCCCTCCATCAAAACGGCGCCTCACTCAGCGCCGCCCTAAGCCCCCGCGCACATCCCTCCCACGCCTCCTTCACCATCATGCGCTGCATAAGCTCGTCAAAGTGCGCAAGGTCCGTCACGCCATGCTCGGCGATGTACTCGCCGACGGCATCAACGCCGGCATCCAAGGCGCGCAACTCGTAGTCATCGAGCCGATCGATCTTCTTGTAATTGTCGATGCCAACGGCGCACCTCCGGCAGATGTAGTGAGGGTCTTTGTCTCGGCCGTTGGCGTTCACGCCGATACCGAATGCGTGCATGCCGCAGACAAAGCAGGTCGTCGGGTTATGGTCGGCGTCGACCGTGGGCGTGTGCTGGCGTGGGTGGTTGGGAGTTTGGTCATGCCTGCGCCTCCGCCCATTCGACCCACGCCATCAGCTTCTTTGCAGGAAAGCTGCGTATTCGGCTGCCGTCATCCTCGACCCGCAACAAGTACCCACGCGGAAACCTGGGCGGTGGCTTGAAGCATTCAGGCAAGACCAGCGTGACGCTAGCCATGCTTTCCTCCAATCCGAATTCGCGCGCGCCAGCAAGGCTTGCGTTGCAGGCTTCTTTCATCTCGGCGGGCGTCATGCTGCTTCTCCTTGCCAAGGTCTTGTTCTTCGTGCTTTTTGTCCCTCACATCGTTCGAGATACTGTCCATGCACCAGAGACCGTTTTACATTGGCTGCAGCACCATAGTGGTGCTTTGTCTTGTGTCGCTCACCGTCCGATTTCTGCCAGACTTTTCGTTGTTGAATGCGTGCCAAGGGGATGGATGTAGTTTGCAAGGTTGGCTCAGCGCATTGAGCGGATGGGTTGGGTTGATAGCCGCTGTTGTGACTATAGGATTTACTCGGAGTCAGCTTGCTGAACAGCGGAAACAGACGTCCTTCATCCTTGGCGACGGTGAGCCCTCGATTGAGCCGCAGAGAAAAGCTGGCAACGGTACCGGCCCTGGATTCCGCGTGATAAACTGGAACAGACGATCTATGCTGATAGATCGAATCCAAATTATCGACGTTCCAGATTCTCAGAAACCGATTAGGGTTTGGCGCTATGCCACTGAGAAACCCGAGCCAGTCGCGGGAAGGATTTATTGCCTTAGATACGACGGATCCCTTGATTGGACGCCGAAAGTTATGGGCTGGATTAGTCGCCAAGAAAAACCGCATGTACTCGACTTCGAATTCAGGTGGACTGACCTTGAAAACGAGCCGAGCCGTTCGACCGTGTTCGAAGGCGACGTCACAGTCAAAATAATCGCGCACTACATCGACAGTAGTGACCGCTTCGAGCTTTTCAGCACTTTGCCAGCCCGCGACTTTTTCCCGTGATACGATCATGCCGCCACCCCAAACAAATCTGCCTGAACTGGCGCCACATTGTCGTTCGCCGGCTCAACGACCCCTACCTCTTCCAGCCGTTCAAACTCGATGCAAACGATCTCGCACATAGGCGAAACACCCTTCCAGTCGTTGATGTAGAAAGACGTGTCGATCCCGCAGCCAGCCTCGAAGTGAAGGCCAGTCAGCTCCTGGAATTTTACCGCCCTGCCGTCCTTCTGGCGCTCGTAGCAAGGGCGGCCGCTGTAGTTGAAGCCAGCCGACATCTGCGGCACGATGAAAGCGCCCGCGTCAGCCAGATGCGCGGCGATATCGATGACGTGGAATTCGAACTCCGCGCCGGTGTATCGAGGTGCGCCGCCTTCTCGCTTGATCTTGCCGAAAGGCGGGTTGCTGATGGCAACGTCGAACCTGCCCAGCCCCATGCCCAGGACGTCCATTACGTCGGCGAGAATCCATTCCGCCTCCGGCAGGATCTTCTGACCGACCGCGAGATAATCTGGATTGCGCTCAACGCAGGTGATGCGGGCCTTGTGGTGGCTCCGGTGCCAGCAAGCGTAGGACAGCATGCCGATGCCAGCGCACAAATCGATGACCCGCCCGCCGTATCCTCCCTGCCCGATGGCATCAATCGTGAAATCGAACGCCATGTCATACGGTGTAAAGAATGCGCCTGCAGCGCCGTTCACATGGTTCGCGCCCTCGTTCCAGTTCTTGAGGACGAAGTCCTTGTCGTCTTCAGTTAGCACTGGTTTGGTCAGCAGATCGCAGGCTTGCGCGTGGGCCTTAGCTTGAGCTTTGGTGAGCTTGGCCATTACGCTGCCTTCCTGATCGACCAACCACGATCGGGCGCTACGCTGTCGTTGGCGTAGGTTCTGAATGACCACGGCGGGTCGGCAAGGATCGCGCCGAAGCGCCCCTCTGGTAGCGGGTTCATATTGTCTCCTCGGACTGTGGTGTTTCCGCCGAAGCGGAAGCCGCGTTGGTGGCGCGGCGGGTGGCGTTTAGATTTTGGTAGGCAACGCCAAGAACCGCATGGCATCCTCTGCCTCACCGATCATGTCGTCGATGCGCCAACCGGCCTTTTCACTTCGGTCTTTGCCGACATTTCGAATGCGCTCAAGCGCCCGACGTGCGCGGGCTATCTTCTGGTTGGCGGTCGGGTAGGCCGAAGATTGTATAGATTCTTCGGACGGTGCCACTGCCGCGATGATGCGCGCGGCCTGAACTGCTGCGCTACCGTGGGCAATCATGATGGTTTTGGTCACGCCACCCTCACGCTGATAGTTTCACCCGCCTCACCCATCTTCGCCCCTGGCACAGACGCGCCAGCCTGCAAAGCTTCCTTGATGGCGGTCTTGTCGGGCGATGTCGAAACGCGCACGTACGCCTTCGGCAACAACGCCTCATCGACGATCTCAACTGCCGCAGCCTTCCTGCCGATGGATATCGTCGCCTCGGCCAGCGGCACGCGCGGCACGCCCGCTGCTTTCAGCAACTTGAACATCAGACTGCGCATGGCTTCCTTGCGGCGCTCGGCACGCGACTTGCGCGCTTGCAGGTCGGAGATGCGGCCGGCCACGGCCTTTGCCAGACTGTCGGCGTCGCGTTCGCCGTTCACAAGGCGCGTGAGGACGGCATGGAAGTTGGTCTCGCCTTCAAGCATATCGGCGCGCAGTTCTTCGTCGGCTTCGAGCTCTGGATAAGCGGCGAGCATATCGGCGAATAGCGCTTCGAGGTTGGCGACGTCGGCGGCCAAATAGTTGTCGTTGGCTGGTTTGGTCATGCCGCGGCTCCGACGTTGAGGATGATCGACTGCAGGATTTCGAGACTATCTCGCTGCTTCTTCATCTGTTCCTCAAACTCAGCAGTCCGCTGCTGAACAGCCGGCAGAACTTCGTCGGTGAGAAATTGTGCAAACTTCTCGCGGACATGCGTTGGAAGTCTTCTGGCCATGTTCAGCATTGCGACACGATCAAATTGGTTGATGCTGGACCCATTTGCGTCGCGGGACTCAAAATCCATGAGCCACAAGAATGACAGGCCGGCTGGGTCGTTGGCTTCGATGCGAACGCCAGCTGGACCATTGAGACGATACCCACCGCCAGCCTTTACGCTCGTCACCTTATCCCATGGAAGGTGTGGGTCATTCTCGTCGAGCCATATCTCGCGCTGGTCAATCGCCAAGTAATGCTCAGCCAGAGCGCAGGCACGCCTGTACGTTGTTCTGCTCATATCTATCTCCTCAATGTGGGGACGCCATTGGTGTAGCGTAGAACCCGAAGCTAAACCGTTTTTACAAATTTGTCAAGATTAGAACGGCACGTCATCGTCCATCAACACCCGCCAATCCTCTTCTTCCCGTGTGTTGTCATTGGCCGGCGACACGCGATTATCGTTGGCCGCGCCAACCACGTGGCCGACAACATCCCAATACTTTTGGCGCGGCTTCACCGTAATCTCCACAGTGTCGGCCAGTTCTGACTGCCGCTCGATCCATTCCATGACGGTGCGCGGAAATGGCATCTTGCCGCCATGCGCGCGCCAGTAGCGGTCGGCCTTCGACTTCGGGAACCCGCTATGTTGCGGGCAAACCCACTCGTTGATCGCCGTCATGCCGACCATGTAGCTGACCTTCACCGACGGCGGCTTATCGCCCTTCCCTTCGTGGTAGTAGAAGCTGCGCGATGTGACGGTGCGGGGTTCTGGTTCTGCCGTTGACATGATCGGCGTGTCTGCGGCCGTCGCCGTAATCTTCGGGCTGTCATCGATATCGAACTCATAGCCGCAGCAAGAGCACGTGCGCGCCGAGGCATGCACTTTCTCGCCACAGCCGAAGCGACCGTTCTTGTCCTCGACGTCGAACGGGCAGACCTTTACGGGCGCTTCGCCATCGCCCTTGTTGGGCGTCTTTGGCTGCACCATGTCGACCGGTCCGTGCTTGTCGACGAGACCGGCGAAGTCCAGCACGAGGCACGAGGGTTTCGGGCCAGCCTTGATCGCAGCAATGCGCTCCTGAGGCGTGCCGAGAGGCATGCCGGGCGCGTATATCACGCGAGTGCCGCGGCCCATCATCTGCACGTATAGCGAAACCGACAACGTCGGGCGCAATGCCGCGATAAGGTCGACGCCCTTGTGGTTAAACCCTGTGGTCAGCACCGAGTTGTTGGTCAGCGCGCGGATCTTGTAGGACTTGAAGTCCTCAATGATGCGCCGACGTTCATCCTTCGGCGTTTCGCCGCTAATCATCTCGCAGGAGATGCCGCGTGAACGAATCTCGTCACGCACGTGCTCGGCGTGCTCAACACCCGAGCAGAAGCAAAGCCAGGACTTGCGGTCGGCACCCTTTGCGACGATCTCATCGACGGCGGAGCGCGTGACGTCCATCTTGTCCACGGCGGCCTGCAACGCGGACTGCTTGTAGTCGCCTCCCTGCCTTCCGACGCCCTTCATGTCGAACGTCGTGGCAGTAGCCTTGGACGAAAGCGGCGCCAGATAGCCATCAGCAACACCGTCGGCGATGCCATAGGTGTAGACGATCTGGTCGAAGAGCCGATCGTCGCCCTCATCCAATCGGCCTGTATCCAGCCGGTAAGGCGTGGCGGTGAGGCCCAGGATCTTCATGTCCGGATTGATGGCACGCAAGGCGGCGATGAAGCGGCCGTACATCGTGTTGCTGTTGGCGGGGATCAGATGGCACTCGTCGACCATCAGCACGTCAATGTGCCCGATGAGCGCAGCTTTACTGTGCACGGTCTGGATGCCCGCAAAAATGATCTGGCTCCGCGCGTCGCGACGGCCAAGACCAGCCGAGAAAATCCCCGCCGGCGCGAAAGGCCAGATGCCAAGCAGCTCAAGGTAATTTTGCTCGATCAATTCGGCGACATGGGTAGCAACAAGGATGCGCATGTCCGGCCAGCCTTCGACCAGCCGCTTGATGAGCGAAGCCATGAGCAGCGACTTGCCGCAGCCGGTCGCAAGGTCGACAAGCGGATTGCCAGCCGTCGTTGACCAATAGTCAAAAACGGCGTTTTCTGCTTCTTCTTGGTAGTGGCGAAGTTGGAGCATACGAGATTCCAGACCTTGAGATAAACGATTGGATTGCAGGGTTATCTGCGCTCGCCGCAATTCTCGCGGCTGGTTTTGCTTTTTCGTCGGCCCGCCAAGCCAAAAGACAAGCGGACGCGGTTCTCGGAGACGTAGAGCCTGTATTCAGCGCCTATCAGCTACCAGACGATGGGAAAAACTACCGCCACAGGGTCGCCATCGAGATAGTCAACCACAATCGGCTACCGCTCTATGTCCAAAGCATCAGGTTGGAGTACCCTGACTGGGTGCTCATCCACCGTGGAGCGGAAGAGGTTCGCGATCTTGTTGCCGCACTTTACGACGTAGTCATCGAGAAAAAGCGTCAGCACGTATTTGACGTTCCTTTCCGTCTCGCTGGGCGCTTCTCGAGTGATATGCCCGCAGTATCCACAAGCGTTTTCAATGTGAGATTTCTCGACCAGAACCAGCAGGGCGGTTTTGTACTAGGCTTCATCGTCCATTACCGCATGCACGGGTCAAAGACGGTTAGAGTTGCGTTTGCCTCGACAGGATTCGACGTTTTGGACTAACTCGCCTCCCGCAGCAGCCCAAGCACCCTCGCCCGCTCCTTGATGACGATCTGGCGAACGCGCTCTTTGGTGAGGCCGTGGTCATTGCCGATGGCCTCCAGCGTCTCACCCATCGCCCTGCGCATCAGCATCGTGCCGTTGCGGCCTTCCAGCAGGGAAACAATGCGCGATAGGTCGGTGCCATCCTCCTGACGCGGATCGGTTGAGCCCGGCAGTTCTTCAAAGGCCGAGAGACTGCAGACCTCAGCGGACCGCGACTTGGTGGAATTGGTGCGAACGAATTCCTGCGCCGTACCCCGAACGCAGAGGACGGCCCACGTCCAGAAGGTCTCAAGGCGGCATTCGCGATGACGGCGCAACATGACGACCATCGCCGACTGAAACAGCTCGTCGGCCGCGTCTTCGTTCTTGGTGATTCTTCGCGCCAATCTCCGCAATGCAGGTTCGTAGGCCAAAAGCTTGCGGTCGAACTCGGGACTGCGCGGATTGTTATCATTGGCAGCGACAAGCGGCGTGCGTGCTACAAGCGGCATGGTGGTCTCCTCATGTGGTGGTTCAGGCGTTGGTGGCGCCATCAATCCATGTCGTGCCGTCTCGCAGCACATAAGTGATCGTCTCGGCTTCCTCGTCGCAATCTGTCTGTTCGCCAGGCACGAGAGCCGGGATCGTCAGATGCGTCGGGCAGCCTTCCTTTTGCTCGTCGAATGAAATCGGCTTGGCCCAGCGTGCGCAGGACCAATGACCGTCGCCGCCCATCTCTGGCGACGAGTGAATGCAGGACCGACAGGTGACGCGTGGCCAAGCGTTCTCTTTGCAGACAGGCTTGTGCTTGCAGAAGGTGCATTCGAACCAATCCAGCGCATCGTTGATGCGCGACGGCGGCTCTGGCGAATTGATGATGCGTTCTAGCCGCGCCAGCAGGCGCAGGCAGAATTCCGGATCGTATTCGATGCGCTCTGCATAGAGCGTGTCGTCATCTTTACAGCTGACGAGATACAGGCATCGCGACAGGCCGAAGGCATGTAAACCGAGCTGACACTGGCCGTAGTGGAGCGGTTTGGCTTCCTTGCATCCCTTCTTGATGATCTCCTTCATGCCTTTGGCGTTGCTCGATTTGAATTCGAGCAGATGTTCAGTCTTCGGTGCCTCAACGACGCCCATTGCTTTGCCATCGCACTTGCCGCGAACATGTCCCTGCACCAGCCTGATCTTGTCCTGCTGACCGTAGACATCGACGCCGATACGTTCGAGGTCGGCAACTAGCCTGTCCTCTTCGATGTTGCCAGTTTCGAACAGACGCAGCTGGCGGCCGTGGTGCTTTTCGAGCGGCGATGCCCAGCGAAAGGCATACCAGAGAGCACGGTCGCATGGGTTGTTGGCCTCGCCGACCGATATGCCGAGGCTGTCCCATGATGATGATGCGGCTTCGTAGGCGTGGTAGATGGCCGAAACAGTTGATGCTTGAGGCTTAGGGATAGGTGCCATTAGACCAACCTGCCGTTCTGTTTTGCCCAGTCGATTGGGTGTTTCGCTCCTTTGCTACAATTGCAAGACACGCAAAGAACCTGCAGATTGCTGGCTTCATTTTTACCTCCCAGCGACAGAGGCATAATATGATCGACGTGTCTGTCCTTTCTCTTTTTGACAGATACACCACATTCAGCGCACTTATATTTCTGCCTGCGCAATATAGTAGAGATGTCTTCCGAATCGTACGAGCCTCCAACCTTCAGTTTCGCAGCTCTCCTTCTGTTGTTCTGCGCGACGACTTTATCTGGATTTTTAGCTCGCCATTCTCTTCTTCGAACATCCCTTGCAGGCTTTGTCCTTATGTAGCAGGCGCGCTCATTTTCGAGCGCTCGCTCTATGTTTCCCTCTCTAATCGCCTTGACTTTTGCACGATGCCTTTCTGGATCTTCTGCATATCGTCGCCTTGCTCCAGCATTATAATTTTCGCGATCAGCTGGGTTTTGGCGTCGCTGCTCGCTACGCAGTCGCGAACACTCCATGCAGCCATACGATGTACCGCGTGGAGCGATAAGGTCGGTTGCGGTGATAGCCAGCCCCTCGCCAGCGGCAGCAAGCTGGACACTCGACAGGATGGGGATGGTGGATCTTGCCTCGACGACCTTAGTCGTGGCGGCAAGCGCACGTGTCAGGTCTTCCTTGTGGATGACAAGGTGCATGGGTGTCTCCTCGGTGATGTGGTGAAGTAGCGGGCCGCTGGTGAGGCAGCCCGCGTTGATGGTTACTTGGCGCCCCAGGGCCTGCGTGTCGTGCCAGCGGCAGTAGCGGCGGGCTTATTGTCGTTGCTGGCGGCGGCGCGGCGGTTGTCGTTGGCTGCGGCTGGCGCAGGCTGATTGGCGTCGATCTCTGGCGCCGGGACGTTTCCTTCATCGGGAAAGTAATAACGCCGAATTTCTGCACGCGCTGGATATTGGCCGTCCTTGGACGGCTTCCCAAGTCCGACCTTGGCAGTAAACGCGAGGAAATGAAGCTGTTCAGAATCTTCTACGCTGTCCACGGACATTGCGCGGCAAAGGCTAGCGAATTGTCTTTGCGCGATCTCCTGAACCTGGGGATTGTTGTGTTCAATGTTGAATTGGGTGAACAACTTGCGTCCTTTGTAGGGTTCGGGCTCAATCACTGTCATCGTGGTTTTCAGGACGGTACCAGTGCCAGCTTTGTTGGGCGCTACATCGCTCGCCTCAATCTCCAAGGAGTAGATTCCATTCGGGAGCTCCTCGTAGTCGCGTTGTTCTGTGTCGTGATCCTGCGCATTGAACTTTGTGCCGAGATTAGCCATTGGTGGTCTCCTGTGGTGTGATGTTTTTCTTGTTGTCGTTGGTTGCGATCAACAAGCTTGGTTGGAATGGAGCATCCAGTTTTGCCCCTTTGCGCATGTTTTCCTTCGCCCACATTGGGCGCAGGTTTTCTAGCGCCCAACATCTTTTGAAATCGATGTCGTCTACTGTCTCATAGTTGAATGCGGTCTTGGGTATACGGTGATCCATGTGCCATTCACCGTAATTGTCCCAACTCATCCCTGGCTCAAAACGTTTCTCAAGATGCATCATGAGTTCGTCGACGCTGTAGCCGACAAGCATTTCCCATCTTGTCCCGCGCTTTTGTCCCCTTTTCAGAGTATCTCTAATTCCTGCTGAGATTGCGTCATCTATTCTCCCCTTTGGGGTGGAGCGCCTTCTCGCCTGATACTCTTTGTCTTTCTTTCTGAAGTGCTCCAGATTGCCGCTACGATAATCTGGATTTTCGTCCCTCCATCTCTCTATGGCGATCAGAAACTTCTCTGGATTTTTTTTCCTCCATTCCTTTGCGTAAGCACGAATCTTTTCCCTGTTCCTGTCCCTATACTCCGACTGATACGACAGGATTTTCTCAATCCTTCTTGGGTATGCGGCACGCTGCAACGTTCGGGCGCACTCTTTGCATTGCCCGCTGCTGGTTAGCCGTTTCTCCATGTGCCCGCGCTTGCAAGGCTGGCCTGTGAAGTAGTGCTTTATCCCGAGGCTTGCCGCCTCCACGCGAGTTCGCGGAAGCTGCGCGTTATCGTTCATAGCATCCACAGCTAGGCCGCCACCCCCGTGGGCGCCGGGAAGTGCTTCGCCAACTCTGCGTAGCCCTGCCCTTTTCGATAAGGCACTGCGTCCGGCATCGAGTAACGATTCTTGGCGTTGAAGCCGGCGCCCTCGACAAGGTGGATCTGGCGTTCCTTGCCGCCCTCAGCGTGAGCCACCTTCGTCTGCCGCGCGACTTCCTTCTCCTTGATGGATATGCGGTAGTTCATGAAGGCAACGATGTCTGACTTCTCACGAACCAAAGCATTAGCTCGCTTGTGCAGCTTCGGCTGGTAGCGGCTGTACGGATCGGTGACGGGGCTGTCGAAGCGCACGATTTCAGGGTGTGCCAGCATCACTACGCAGATGCCTCGCTGAGCGAGGGCGGATACCGCCGCCATAAGCTCGTTCCATTCGCTATCGGCTTCCACGTAACCTTTGCCGAACCCAGCCTCCTCGATCGACGCCACGCCGATGCGGCGGCAGGTAGTTGCCCATACAAGTGGCTCTAGACCGTCGAGGCTGTCGATAATAACTGTCTTGCGGTCGTGCTCTTCGGTGAGCAGTTCGCCGAACACGTCGAGCAGTTCATCGAAGCTCTCGATGGTGCCGGGCGTGACGAGCTCAACGTCAGATGGCGTGCGTTCGCCTTCGGTCGGCAGGTAGAGCGCGTCAGGGAATTCGGCGGCAAGGCTGGTCTTGCCGATACCGTCGACGCCGTAGAGCAAGATGACTGGTGGGTCCGCTCTCTTCGTCGACTTCAAGGATGAAAGTGAAATAGCCATAAGGCCTCCTCAATGTGGTGGTGCGGTAAAAATGATGGCTGCGATGTAAGCGGCGGCTGCAATGACGATCAGCCATCGCCAATGAGCGATCAGCGCGCGAAAAGACGGCAAAAGAGCCACCAGAATGCGCTGAGGACGGCGAACGCGACCAAAGCGAACGGAAACAGCGCAATGACGCCGATCGTCGCTGCTGCGCTCACCCCGGCCAAAGCGGCGCGCTTTAAGCCACGACGAACGTACTTGCGCGGCGTCGGCGTGACCGGGACGTGGTCAAGCGGGGGTGCGATGAGGGATTCTGTGTACTTGGGGTACTGGTTCATGCCAGAGCCCCCAAGAAGTACAGGATGCCTACAGTCGGCAGGACCGCTAGCCAAAGGATGAGCGCGGAGAAGATCGCGGCGCAATACCATCCTTCCCAGAAGCCAGACCAGAAGGCTGGCCAGTTCGTTGCGGGGCGGGTCATTCGGCTGACCGATTTGCATCGAGCTTAAAGGTAATGGACAGCACAGCCGCCAAGGTGGCGTGGTCGACGCTCCCAAGAACCAAGAATGCAGCGGATGCAACCGAGCAAACGATCACCATTACGCTGCTGAAATTTCTCATAACTATCTCCTCAATGTGTGGTGAAGTGCGGCTGGTGGTGGCCAGCCGCTTTGGGATGTTAGGCTGCGGCCTGCAGAACCTGTGCTGCGCGCCAACGAGCGCGTGCAGCGCTGTGCATGTATATCGGCAGGCGGTTTTCGCTTACTCTTGCGTTGGCTGCCGCTCGGAGTGCGCGCTTTCGATCGCCGCGTGTTGTGCCGTCAGCAAACTTTCGGATTTCCTTGGGCGCATTACTCCACCCCTTGCCGCCGGTGAGGACGGACATCAGATGCATGCGACGGTCGAAATGAGCGGGGTCGGTCGATGGCATGCCGAGCTTTGTGTCATTTTCGTGCTCGCGCTGCGCAAGCTTATCGAATACGTTCTTAGACATAATCGTCTCCTCATTGTGTGGTGAAGTGCGGCTGGTTGGTAGCCAGCCGCTATCGAAACCCAACGCGCAACTCCTTCCTGGGTTACACAGCGTGATTGGCGCGTTGATGCGGGATTGTGGCTATGCCGCTCCACCGGTTTCTGTATCTGGCGTAATCGCGCGCCGTTGTGTGAAGTCGACCTTGACGACGTTGGTGTCGTCGTCCTCTTTTGCCGGCGGCTCGCCATCAGGATCATGTTCGATCTCGAAGCCGTGCCACCAGATCGTCGAGGCGCCGTCAGCAAGGCGCACCTGGTACTCGCTGCCCCAGTTGCGATCGCCGATGACGACGCCAGTGAGATGAGGGTTTTGCCTGTTGCGGACCGGATCGCCGAAATTGAAGAAATCGCAGTCGCAGGTCATGCCGCCACCTGCACTTCAAGGCCACCACGCAGCGCGTAGTCGTTGACCGCCTGCCCGGCTGCCAGATCTTCATCATTGTCATTTGCCGCGGCAAGAACGCGCGGCAGCGAAACCGGCATAAGGCCGGAAAGGGTGGAGCAGCCGCCGTTGTGCGGCGCCAGGTGCGTCGTGCGGTCGGGATTGTTGTCGTTGGTTGGAATTACGGCGCGCTGCTTGTGCAAGCCGTATGTGCGCCGAAGCCGCTGGTATGCTGCCATTGGCTTGACGTTGTATCTGGCGGCGATATCTGCGACGCTCTCACCGTTTTCACGGCGCGCGTGCATATCCGCCAGCATAGTGCTGGTGATAAGCGTCATGTCGTCTCCTCTGCGTGGTGGTGAACGGTTGGTAGCCGTTATTGATTTGCCGTGAGTTCCTTACCGTCGACGCGGAAGTTGACGTCGGGAATGATGGACTGAGGCTTGAAGGTGACGCGGTAGTGGTACGCGCTAACTGACTTACCTTCCAACTGCTCGGCGAAAAACGTGACATTGTCGGAAAGACCGAGAAAGTGCTTCTTGTACTGTCCTGGCCCAGTCTTGCAGGTCACGTCGAGTTTGCGTTCGCCGACAGAGATGCTGCACAAGCCTTCGATGGTCAGCATATAAGTGTCGGTGATACCGTTGTAGAAAATGATGCGGCGGCTGACTTCGAAATTATCGGCTGCCTTCGACAGGTTCTGCGAGGCAATCTGTGCGTCGTCGGAGCAAGCCGTTAGCGTAACCGAAGCCGCTAGCGCCATTGCGATTGCAATGCGGTTCATTGTGATCTCCTCTTGCGTGGTGGCCGCCTTGTGGTTGACAAAGCAGCAGGGTTATGAAACTAAACTATTTTTACAAATTTGTCAAGATTTCACCAAGGTGGATGCATGCCTGAAGTTAAGTCGCGCCTCCTGCAGTCGATATTAAAAGAACAGAAGCGGAGAGCCGTAAAGGATCGCGCTGTCTACGAAGAGCTAGGCGTGCCCCAGCAGACCTTCAGCACCTGGAAAGCTGGCGTCATACCGAGGCCTAGACAATTCCCGGCGATTGCCGCCTTCCTGGGTGTCTCCGAAGAAGATGTGGCGGAGATGGCTCGCGAGGCGGCCGAAACCTCCCCCTCCATCACGCCGATTACGATTGCCCGCACCTACGGCAAGATTTCCGACCGCAAAGCTGGCAAATTCAAATTCGAACCAATCAACGATGGCCGCAAACGTATTCCTGAGGGCAGGTACGCGATCATCATTGACACGAAAGTGATGGAGCCAGTCTTCCACGTCGGCGTAAAGGCGTGGCTCGACCCTTCCCGCTGGCCCGCCGCCGGTGACGACGTTCTGGCACATTCGGGCGGTTTCGCCTGGATTGGGCGGTTCGAAGGAATGAGCAACGGCGCCGTTCAGCTTGGCCACTACGATGGATCGCAGCTTGAAGTGAAGAACGTGGAAGCTGTTCATGTCATCGTCCTTTCGGAGCGGGTGGTGACAGCATAGCGAGGTGGTGGCTCGGAATGCCGCTTGACAATTCCTACAAATTTGTGTAGGAGGTTGATTGTCTGCTGTGGTGGCGGATATGGAATACGCGCTTTGATCCCGCCTTACGGCGAAGGTCTCCTCGGCGTGTTAGTACGGAGAAAGGGCGGAGTTACGGGTGGTGCCGGCTCATTGCGCCCTTTTTCGTTTTTTGCTGCATGCACGACAACGCCGGCAGAGCTTCATGCTCCACCGGCGCTAAGTTTTCGAAGTCATTGTTTGCAGTCTTTCTCATAGTCGTCTCCCCTTCTGGCATTCTTGGTTATTGTTATCGCCAGTTGGTTGCTGGCGTTTACGGCGGCCCGGTCACTGGCCGCCATCTTCTTCTGCGGTCGGGAGCTTCATGCTCCCATCTTCTTCTCGCCGTCATGGCGCTCATTCCGATCAGCGCTTGGGTCGTCGATCGTCTTCTTTCGCAATCCTTAAACATGCGCATTCCCTTTCATGCTGCAGGTTCGTCTTGGGGTCTTTTGCCCTGTCGGCTTCTTGTGTGGCCGCTGTTGATTTTGGTTCTACCGTTTTACCGGTTTAGTGTCAACTCTAAACCGGTTTTATTTTTCGATTTTTTTCCGTTATACCGGTGCGCATGGCAAAGTTGAGCGACATCATAAGGTCTAAGCGCAAGGAAATGGGCTTAACGCAGAAGGCGTTCGGCAACCTTTTTGGTGCGCAACAGACAACCGTCTCCGATTGGGAGAAGGGTAAGATATCTATGATGCGCAACTGGCAGAAGCTTGCCGGGTCTCTTGGGCTGCGCGAATCGGAGTTTCTTGACCTTATGGCTGAGGCAACGACCGAGTCGGAAAAGACAGAGCGCATGATTCCCGCGTTGCGCCAGGCAACTGCCCCTGTCATTAATACCGGTAGTATCATTGCCGCTCCTAAACCGCCGTCCGGGGAGCGTGACGTGCCTGTTCTGGGCAGGTCGAAGGGAGGGTCGGACGGTGAGTTTGAGTTCAACGGGCAGATCATGGGCTGGGAATGGAGGCCGCCTCACCTGGCGGGCGTCGCCGAGGCATATGCATCTTATGTAGACGGCGAGAGCATGTATCCGCGTTACAAGCCGGGCGAGACGGTATGGACCAATCCGCCAAAGCCGATCGCGCGCGGCGATGACGTTATCGTGCAGCTGGCACCGAACGAAGAGCATGGTGTTCCTCGCGGCTTCATCAAAGAGTTTGTGCGGTGGGAGCCAAGCTTTCTGGTAGTGTGCCAGTTCAATCCCCCGATGGAAATCAAGTACCCGCGCGACGACGTCGTCTCGATCCACAAAATCGACTATGCACAGAAATAACGGTTTACCGTTTTAACGGTTGACGACGCACCGGTATCGTTCTATATCTCCTCTTGTACCCATCAAACCAAGTTGGCCACCACAAGAGGAGATACACCATGTACAGACCGCAACCCGAAGATTTCGACGATATCCATGTAGCAGCGTCCAGCGTTGAGCCAATGCTCCGCCCGGACCGCAAGGCCAAGAAGCACGGCAAGCCCAAGACGAAATACGAATACATGCGCCGCTTCCCCAAGAAGCCGCGCAACGGCGAGGAAGTCGGCGGTGGCCACTTCGTATTCCGCCGTGGCGACAGCACTTGGCGCATTCGTCCCTGCATGTGGCCCTTCGAGCATCCCTCCTATGATTCAGCACTGGTTGAAGCCGCACGCCTGCACAAAGAGCACGGCGGCACCTTCGAGGTGTTCGTTCGCGTCGGCCGCGTTGAGGCGTTGGAGGCCACGAACGCGGAGGCCGGCGAATGAGCGCGGTCGCCGTTGAGAAGCCGAACGTCCAGCAGATCATCACCGAAGAGCACGCCGACCTGTTGAAGGACATAGCCAGTTTTCTGGCTTTGTCGCTCTTCATCACCGCAGTGCTGATCTGGGCTTGCTGAGGTGTCGGCCGCCAAACCCGCCTTCATGGGCGAAGCGATGCAGGAGTTCGTCTTCTGCATCGAAAAATACGGCGAGTACACTTTCGAAAGCGACCACCGCGCCCGCCTCATCGCCGAAAGCACGTCGTTCGAAGAGTTGCGCGCTCTGCTATCAGCCTTTGAAACAATGATTGATGGCGAGGCGACGGACGAGACGCTGGACAATCTTGATCTCTATCTCGGCAGTCCTGTGCCACGGCTAGATCGCCTGCTGCGCTGGCCTTGGAACGAAGAATACGAACCATCCTAACAACCGGCACCACCCACCACACCACAGGAGACCGCAATGAGACGATATCACGTACTGACCGCAGAACAGTTCATCGCGCAGGGCACCAGCCCCGGCGCCATCCTTTCCATCGCATCGACGCAGAAGGACCGCGCGCTGCGCAGCCAGCTTGAAGACACGGCGCGCGTCGTTGCGCTCGAGACCGGCCTGCCTTTGCAGATACCTGGCGCTGCGAATGACAATCGTGTTCGCCGGCTGTCGCGTAGTGGGAGGGTGGCATGACCACCGCCACCATCCAGCCAGCCGGTTGGTGCGTATCAATGGGCACTACGGCAGACCACAACTATTG